ACCATACAAAGACCGTTCAGTTCTTAGACCCAATTAGGAATGAGTTTAAACAGAACAACTTGTTAAGATTTGTTTACGGTGATTTAACTCCGACAAATGCACGAGATGATGAAGGGAAAGACCGTGAAGACTGTTTTGATACTAAAGGGTGTAGGATAGAAGCTGTTTCTTTTGAAAAGAATCTAAGAGGTTTTAAATGGAAGAACATTAGACCAACATTAATAATTGGTGATGATATTGAAGACGATACAAGAGTTTTAAACCCAGAGTTACGTGTTAAGGATAAGAATAAATTAAACCGTGTAATTATTCCATCATTAGATATTAATGGACGATTTAAAATGATTGGCACATTATTACATCATGACTCATTGTTACAGGAACAAATACGTTTGCATGAAGGCAAAATATTCAGGGCATGCAATCCAGACATGACAAACATTATATGGCCAGAAAGATTTACAAGGGAAATACTGGATAAAATTAAACATGATATTGGTTCAATAGCATTTCAACAGGAGTATTTGAACAATCCTATAGACAACACAGTATCACTTATTAAACGTGAGTGGGTTGAAAAATGCTTCAGACATGATTTATCTCATGATGATGTATATCAAATGCAGTTCACAATGAAAACAATGGGAGCAGATTTTGCATTTAGTGATAGGGTAACAGCTGATTCAAGTGCATATGTTGGACTAGGTAAGAAAGATGATTATTTTTATTTATTAAACTGTCAAACAGATAAAGGACTTTCAGTATATGAACAAATGAAAATTATTAAAAACGAATTGCATAGTCGTTATAATTATGACCAGATTGGTTTAGAAGAGAACTCTATAAAAGCAATAAGTAAAGACATTCAACAATGGAACTTGCCTATAACATTGTTTTGGACTGCAGCATCTGACCCAGCAGCACGTAAAAAGGCTGATTATGACTGGAGTGAGAAACGTCATACGGTTGGAAAGATTAATCTTATTATGAGATTAGGTACAGCGTTTGAGAATGGTAGATTTGTCATACCATACAAAACTGAAGAAGATAAAAGAATTGGTGATAAGTTATTAGCAGAATGTACATCATTTGCACTATCAGAGGGTAAACTGGTTGAAGCCAGTATCCACCCAGATATTCCAATAGCTTTAGGTTATGCTTTAGAATTAATAAATCAGGAGGCTGTCTTATTTGATTTTGGTTAAAATGAACATTGAAGCAGATAATCATGAACGATATTTCCAATGTCCATATTGTAATGGTTACACTGGTGGGCACGAGATAAGAGTGCCTAAAACGATTGGAAAGTACAGAGTAAAAATAATTTATGGTAATATACTTATATTCATTTGTTCTAAATGTGGTAGAACGTTTAAAATTGAAATAATACCAGAAATGTATTTGTGGGAATATATGAAGAAAAAACAAAAGGAAAATTTTAAAAAGTTAAAAGGAGGTAAATTAGAATATGTCAAAAATGTTTGAACTAGATAAATATGGAAATTTAATTGTTACTATTGGTATTGAAGATAAAATATTTATTACAGCCGATAATAAGAACGAAGACATTGGAACCTATTTACAAACAACGATTCAATATATCCCAAAGGATAAAATACAGTATTTAAAGTCGTTTATAGAAAATAGCTATAATGCTGCAAATAAACAACTTGAAGAAATGGAAAAACAGTTAAAACCTATAAAAGATTTACAAGATATTGATGAAAAAATCATAAAACATTGTAACAATTGTATAGATAAAGGAACTAAAGAATTTAAAAAATCAATGGTAAACTTAAATAAACGTATAAAAGATTTAGAACTTAAAAAGACTTTAAATATGCAAATAGAGTATATAAAGAACCAAATAGACAATATGAAAGCAGATATTGACTCTATTGCAAAAATACAAAAGTAATTGATGGTTTTATAAAATATATTTTTTATTATTATTTGTCTTAAAATGGGAATCTTTGATTATTTTAGAAAAACAGTGGGAATAAAAGCTTTGACTACTGAGCAGGCTAATACCAATGAACAAACATTTAGTACAATAGGTGGAGAACGTAAAGACATTGAAATCTTTAAGGCGTTTATTCCTGAGTTTTTGTACAGACCGCCTTTTGGAATGCCAAGAAAAGATAACACTGTTCAATTCAAACAATTAGCAAAAAATCCTTATATATTTTCCGTTATAAAAACTCTATGCGATGAAGCAACTACAACTCCATGGAAGATAAGAGTTAAGGAAGAATTTCAAGACAGCGGAGACGACTATATAGAAGACATTAAAAAGGTTACAAAATTTCTAAAAAATCCCAATGGGAATGATGAATCATTTCCACATATTTTAAGACAACTCATAACAGATTTACTGGAAGTTGATTCTGCTGTTCTTGTTAAAATATTTAATCTTAAAGGAGAGATGACACAAATGTTTTCAAGAGATGGTTCTTTGTTTTTAAAGAACCCGGATATATATGGATATATGGGAAATAGAGCAGATTTTGTTATGCCATTACCTGATGGATTTACTGGAGTTTCAATAGATTTTGGTGGCACACCAACGCAATCACAGCAACAAATAATGAAACAATATAGTTTATTGTATAAAGAACAAGCAGCATATTTTCAATATGGATGGACTGCAGGTTCAATGCCTGTACCGTTTGGAAAGAGAGAAATTATTTATATGATGCAAATGCCAAGGTCAGATTCTATTTATGGTACTGCACCACTTGGAAGACTGTTGGAAATTATTTTAAATTTAATCTATGGTGCTGATTTTAATTTAGACTTTTATACTAATAACAATATGCCAGATGGAGCAATTCAATTACTTGGTGCAAATAAAGAACAAATTCAACAGTTCAGAGAAAATATGGATAATCAGTTCAAATTTACAGATGCTTTAGGTACTAAACGTAAAAGATTCTATACACATCCAATTTCTTCAACTGAAATAAAGTTTACACCATTTACAATTACTGCAAAGGATATGGAGGTACTAGCACAACAAAAATGGTTTACTAAAATATTATGGATGTGTTTCGGGGTTAATGCAGATGAGATGGGATTCACTGAGGATTCTAATAAGAGTGATGGGGCTAATCAAATTCAAAACTTTAAACGTAAAGCAATTAAACCATTATTAGACGTTATTCAATATCATTTTAATACACAGTTGCTTACAGAATTTTTTAATAATATGGACCCTAGTGATGTACCATTAGAATTTGCGTTTGATGATTATGATGTTCAAGATGATATGATGAAACATAATTTACTTGAACAGGAAATAAGAATGCAAGTTAAGACTCCAATGATGGTTGCAAAAGAATTAAAGATTGATGTTGCAGAGTTAGAAAAGGAAATGGATAAACAACAACAAAAAGAAGAAGAACGTATGGTATTAGAAAGCAGTTTAAACGGAAATAATTTTCAAGAGAGTCCTAATGATAAAAAAGACAAACCCAAAGAAGAAAAATCAATTCCTAATCCTTTAAATGAAATTGACGAATATATCGATATGATTGGTAAGGATATAAGTAAAGCTGTGGGGAATTTAGATGAGCGAGAACTTAGAATATAAAGGTCTTGTGGACGTTATTATTGCAAAGTTTATGGATATAATGTCTATTAAACCATTTCAACCAAAGGTAAACGATTTTATTAGACAACAATTTATGCGTTCACTGGAAAAAATGGAAACACAGTTAAAACCGTCAATAAATTTTGTACCAAGTGAACCTGAAATTAACTTCTTAAACGATTATGTTTTTCAAAATCTACAATCTCATGCTGATGAAATTGGCAACCAATTAAGACAAGAATTACAGCGAGGAATGTTAAACAAGGAAACACCTGAACAACTTAAAAAAAGAATTAATCAAGTATTCAATGATACAAAATATACTAATAGATTAAAAACTGTTATGAGAACAGAAACATTAAGAGCTAATAATGCTGGAGCTTATTCAGGTGCTCAACAGGCAAAAGAAGCTGGAATCATATTAAAGAAATATCTAGATATAACTGTTGATAATAGAACATCAAACATATGTTTAGCAGAACATAGAAAATACGGAACAAAGGAAAAAGCAATTCCATTAGAGCG